TATCCCCCTTGTATTCCTCCGGCATCAACAACAAACAGATACCCATTCAGCATCTTGATGATGGCGTATCCGGTCTCATCCTTGCCCCGCCCAGAGGGGTCAATGGACATCACAGAGCCGGTATACGGGATATATTCCCCTATGGTTTCCATGGGGCGATAGAAACGGTCCCCAGATAGCCCCACATTGGGCACAGACGAGTCCCACTCCAGTTTAGGGTCCCTAGCCCACACAAGCTTCTCCGGGGCCACCTCGGGGTCCACAGACATCACTATGAGGTCGCTGGTCTTCAGAGGGAACCTGTCGATGTCACTCAGGCGAGTATCCAGCATAAACTGCATGGAGAACCCGGTGCGTCCGTAGGAGGCTTCTCGTTCCGCTAGGTCGATGTCTGAGAACCTCAAAGGCTCTGTAGATGACCCCTCGGCCTCGTCATCGACGCATATGTGGCTCACTGAGCCGTCATAGTTAGCGTCATTGGTCTTATTGGTGACGTATTTAGCTGGCCAGATGCGCTTTCGGTATCCCCTCTCGGTGAGCTTATTGTAGATGGTGTCCTCGCACTGTGGTGTTCCAAGGAACAATATCTTAGACGTAGCGTCTGGCTTGATGATGGCGTCGAACTCCTTGACCTGCTCGCCAAGCTTATCGCGCATCCCTTGGGTGGCGCTGTTGCCCACCACCTCGATATCGTCCGCTACGATAAGGTCCGCACGGGAACCGGTCAGTTGAGACGTGACTCCCAAGGATTTGACGGAGGGGGCATGGGAGGCTGGCGCGGGTCCGACATCAAAGCTGATTTTAGAGAATCGTTGCTTATCAGATGGTCGCAGATGAGCGAGAAGAGGTAACTCATGGATGAGTCTAAGTGTAAAAGTGCTGAAATCGTCTGCTCTTGTTTTTGACGCAGAGACGACAAGGATATTTCGTCGTGGGTCGAGGAGGAGCTGGTGGACAACGAATGCAGAGCAAATCCAACTTTTACCGACTCCCCTAAAGCCTTCGATAATAGCTCGTCTATCTCCTCTTTGCATGTAATCAGCGATTTCATATTGAATTGGGGTGGGGTCAGGGAGGTTCAGCTCCTTCCATACAATGTAGAGGAAGTTACGGAAGTCTTTAAGCTTTTCAGGAACCTCCATGAGATTACTTGTTGTTCGACCTGTTCGTCTTCTTGCTCTGGATTCTTAGGTTAGAGCGAGAGTTGTTCTTTGGGTTTCGGTCAGCATGGTGCACATCTTTGCCATCACCCTTCTTCGCCCTTCCAGCCTTAATCATCATCGCCCGGGCCTTGTTGCGCCCCGCTCGGCGTTTCTTCTGCTTAGACTTTTTGTGATATGAGTCGTATTCGTTTCTGTAGTTCCTAGCCATGAGCTGCTTCGTCAAACGGTAAGATTTTAACAAGGTTGTCCATAGGGTTATCCTTGGACAGACCTGCGTGGATGCCATTGTCCTTCAAGAGCTGCCTAGCGGCATTTAGGTCGCTTGGTGCAGCTTCGCCTGACTCAATACGAGTAATGAACTCGTTAATGAGGAGGGCCTGAAGGCTTTTGAGTTGTTCTTCTTGGTTGTCTACTTGTCCTTCCATTCCTTGATTGTCTTTAATATTAAGTAGCACAGCGTGGTCACCCCCACCGCGATACCTACCATCGAGTTAATATCCGCGAGAGTAAAGGTGCCTAGCATACCTACTATACCAACCGCAGCAGGAACATGGGTAGAGTCCATTATTTCGTAGCGATAATAGTTAAGGTTGGATAACAAATGTCCGTGGCTTCAGAGTTGTAAGCATTGTCATCAAACCAGAAGTTTCGGTGAAGCTGCGCATAGCGAAAGTCACTATTGCCTTCGTTCGTCGTTCCGTAGCGCTTAACTTCAAGCTTAATTTCTTTCCCTCCGGTCCAATCAGAAGCGTTTTGGAAATAACCAATGGATGAATCAGTCGCAACAGACCCTTGCCCACCTCTGGTAAATACCCACTTAAAATGCACCCTGTCTCCGTAGAAATGCGATGTTCCTGCGCTAAACCTAGCTTTGGTAACTTCAGTTCCATCCAACATAAGCCGAAAGTGTGCTAAGGTTGGTGATGAGTATGCTTGTTTTCCTCCGTCCCAAGAACCCACGGCGTCAGGAGCTAACAAGAACGAGAACTCATAAGAAATGCGGGAAGCATCAGTAGGAGGTGTATAGGTCAAATCTGAGCCTTTTACTTTTGCAAAAGTATCGGTAGCTGCTTGGACTACAGGAGTTCCTCCAACTTTAATACTAGGCATTGTATAGGTTCCCCCAGAGGCTTTAGGCACTTGACTGCCGTCACAGATGCCTTGTATACACTCAAGAACTTCGCCTCCCTTTGTCGGCAGGGTTAAAGTCTTACCACTTAAATCAAGAGTAGCCGCCAACTCCGCTGCGCTAATTTCTTCATTCGCTAACGTAACACTCTTACCGCTTAGGTTTAACGTGCTCGCTAAAGCTGCTGCTCCCACGGCCCCATCATCAATTTTATCTGCTGTAACCGAATCGTTTACTAACTCAGGCGTGTCTACAGAGTCGTCCGTCATGTGGACAAGCTGAACAGAGTTTGTAGTCAGTGTAGTAGCCCCTGAGCCTCCGCTAGTATTAGCGTCTTCAGCTACTTCTTGTGCCGCAAATAGGCCCTGCCTGTAAGCGTTGTCTAGGTCTGCTTCAGAGATGCGAGAGCCTCCTTGGAAGTCCACTAGAGGGTCCATGGTGGTTGCCCTGTAGATTCTAAAGGTGTCATAAGCGCTAGCGTTGGTTGGGTTAGCGCTAGGAGCTGCCGACAAGGTGATTATCTTCGTTGTCGTATTAACAGAAGCAACGGTAACAAACTTCCAAGTTCCGCTCACTTTAACAGCAAACTTGATGTCTCCTGTGTTTATGTAGTCGAAAGTAAAAGGACCGAAGCTAGTCTGCCCAACTGCGTTTGTTGCTGAGCTTCCTGTGCCAAGGTTGCTTTCTGTATATGATTTATTAGCCATCTGTGATTATTAATTTAAGATTTATCGGTTAAGTAGCTGTAAGTAGTCGGAGCGAACGTCCGTGAACTCTTTGAACATTTCGTTTTTTGCTAACGCTCTGTAGCGGTTTATTAAAGTAGAAATGATTTTAGTCCTTGGGTGGTCTTTCCCTGAAGTCATCGTAGTGACCTCTGGGTATGCTTGATATTCTTCTGACTCAATTACCTTTTTAAGCGCTTGCCTTAAAGTCATCCCTCTAATTGACACCTTTCCGGTTAACTCCTGATAACGGTCATAAGCGGTCTGGTCTTCGTCGTTTCTATAGTCTCTAAGATTTAAGCGCTCTCCCCCAACAGTCAAAATGGGAGAAGCGTGGCCTTTGCCTACTCCGTGACCTTCAATCTCCATATCTACAATGTCCGTAGAAACATCGCTTGAAAAGATAGGGTTCAAACCTTTGACCAGTCCTCCAACATTTTGCTTTCTTTGGACCTCTCCCAGAAAGTTTCTTCTAGGCATAAGCTTCGGCCCCTTTCTCATTCCTTCAGGGAGCTTTTTCATTAATTTGTCCATTATAGTCCGTGCTTCTAAAATGGCGGGGTCTTGTCCTCCCGTAAACACGTTTTGAGAGGCGTTTAGAGCGTTAGGCACAAACCCGGCTAGGACGTTACCCAATAGTTTTTCACCTTCTTGGTGCGGCTTCTTAAGTAACTCAAACAATCCGTGTAAGTTTTCAATATACGATTTGTTTGTGATGTTGTTTGTGAAAGCGAGCGCCGTGACCCCAAACACCTTATTAAACGTAGTCCTATTTTCTTCAATTTCTTCCTCTGTCCCTAATGAGCCGCGCTCACCTTGTCTAGCTTCGTCAAACCCGTGAATAATGTCCGCCCAAAGGCCAAGCATTGTCGCAAACGGGTCTAATCGTTGGTAACTATACCATTTATCTCCAAGTTTTATTGAGTAAGGCTGCTTTCCTGTAGCTTTCCATGCTGATGCCTTAGCTTTATCTGACGGCGCGGCCCCAGTCATGCTGTCTTTGATGTTTTCGAGCAAATAAAGCGCTCCAACAGCCAACATACCGCCTGTAGCCAGTCTTCCGGTGTAATCAGCAGCTTCCATTGTGCCAGCTCTACGATACATATCCTGAGCTTCCTTAACCATAGCATCAATGGCAGGTGTGCTTAGCTCTTTGCCTCCCGACTTTGCGCCCTTTCCGATGTCGGTCAGTATCTTTTCATCCATGGCTGCGCTTATTTCTCCCCCTTTGCGCCCTCTAAGTCTGTTCATCACCATGCTGCCGGACTTGCCCATAGGTTTAATGGGCACGACACGACCTAACGCAAAAGTAATGATATTTGACGGAGTCCGCACAAAAGGAATAAGGAACGTCAACCAAGGACTTGATTGCGCTAGTGTTCCCAAAGCCTTTACAGCGGGGTTGGTGACCTCGTTAGTAAACGTATTTAACAACGCAAAGTCTGTTCCCCCTTCGACGAGTTGGTTTCGTTGTCCTAAGTCTTTAGCTTTATAAATAGAGCCGTCTTCCAAAGTCAGCTCATGGTTATAAAAGTGCTCGTCCATGTATTTCTTCGTCTCAAAGCGCTCTTGACCAAACTCGATTACTTCCCCGGCTTTTCTCCGCGCAGCAAGAGAGTTTTGAGCTTCTTTAAGCACGTTGGCTTCGTTCCTGAAGCGACCTTCGCTAGTGATTAAGCCTTCAAACCCGTCATTAACAAACCTAGCCAACCCTTTTCCTTTTAAGCCTTTTTCGTATCCTTCAACAGCAAGCATTGTTCTTGTGTGAGACCTAAAGCTGAGCTGTTTAAAGAACTCATCACCCATCATCAAAATTCTCGTAGGGTGTCGCACAGCGGTTCCAAGCCAGTTAATAGCCTTGTATAAACCGTTGGCGTTCGGTCCTTCCCCTTTAGCGCTATATATTGCTTTGTCTCCTAATCGGTCGCTTCTAAACGCAGTGTGCCCTTGAATAGACTTAGCTTCGTCATCAATAAACGACTTGCTGGCGTATTTTAAGGCGTCAATAATTGACTCTACGTGGAACAAGCTCCCTAAGTGCGCCTTCAATAGCTTTACGTTTCCGTTAGCGATAGCACCGGCTGAAATCTCAAAGTGCCGCAGCGCCATGGTCAGAGAGTTACCCAAGCCATTAACAATCCAAGTAGTTGGAGAACCAAGAAGGGCGTTAATAAACCATTCTTGTGTAATCGCCATGCCTTTGCGCTTAGAGGGAATAAACTTAGCAAGCGCCGCATTGGTGGACTGCATTGACGCTTCAACGCCCTCGCCCATTTGCTTTACGTTATGAACGTCTTTTGTAATCGCTTGGAGTTCCTTTAAGAACTTCCCTTCTTTGCCAGCCTTTACTTCATTCCTAAAGACACGTTGAGCCGTCTTGCTTGCTACGGAATCCCCCTGTAGCTCAAACCCAAGACGCCGGTTCTGCCCTGCAATGTCCCGACCAATGCTAGTTGTTCCTGTTTCATACAGGTCGCGTCTCATGCGCAACCCAAGAGACCAATCGGTTCCTATGTCGGCCCAGAGTTCTTGCACAGCAAGCCATCTGTCCATTGACGAAAACAACTCAGTCATAGACGCTTCGTAATCAAGCTTCTTAGTAACAGAGCCTTCAGTAACAACTACTATGCCGTTATCCCGTGCCTCTACTGCGTTATCTACTTTGGACTTAATGTCTTTTCCTGCTTCTTCAAGAACACCAAACAAAGCTTCTTGAGTATTCTGTAACGCCCTCAAATCTTTTCCGCTTTTTGCAAAGTCTTCTAACCCTTGCAGAGACTTTTGTGAGTTACCTCCAGTAGCATCGATACCAGCTCTCGCTAGCTCTTCTACTTCTTCATACGTTACTTTTTTAACTCCAGCTTTGGTTGCCCCTATTTTGGCTAAACGCGAAACAATAGCCCTGACTTCAGGGACGCTTTTAGCAAACTTAACCGCCCCGTAAGACGCGTTTGGTTTCGAGCTGTCTAGCTGACTTGCTTTGGATATTAACTTGTCTGCTTCGTTTTCTAGCTTTGAAATGACAAGCTCTTTAGAGTCTTTACCTTTAGCAACGTCGTTCAGTATATCCCGCGCAAACTCTTTCTTGCTCGCCTTGTCTAACGCTTTTGTAGACTCTCCAAGGTTTTCTACAAACCAAGCATCTAGCTCGTTATCTGTAGCGTTATCTACATCAATAGGTCTGTATACTGGGGGCTCATTAGGCGTCTCTTGTTCCTTGTAACTACTAATTACGTCTGCCTTTTCTTCAATAAGCTGTTTAACTTCTGCTGCTTCGGCGGCCTCTTTGTCAGCAATGTCGCGCTTAACTTTTAACGAAGACAAATCAACCCCAACATCGGCGGTAGCGTCGTCTGTAAACAAAGAACCCATTCCCGGCAAAGGCTGCGCAGTGGGGGTATTATCTTGTTTTGCCGCCTTCTTCGCCGCCTCTTGAGCAGCTTTCTTGGCTTCTTTTACCGCTTTCTTGTAGTTTTTGCCGGACATTTTGCCCAGCGAGCCCTTCCCGGTAGCAACCCATTCTTCAAACGACAACAAATCCTTTCTAACGAATGGCTCTCCTCCAAGCTCTCCTTTTACTAAACGCTTAGCACGCCTTTCATATTCTTCTCTTAGGAGGCTTTCAGGAGTTTCTGTGGCTCGCACCACGGCTTCTGGCTTAGGCTCTTCTGAAACCTTTCTCTTCGTTACTGACTCATATATTACAGTATTCTGTTCGTCTCGCGCTTGGCTCTCAAACTGTCTTACCGCTTTGCGTTCGTCAGGAGTAACCGCGTTGATTTCTATCGCTTCGGCGTAAGCCTCCACTTCGTCTACCTCTTCGCCGCGAGCCTTTTGCTCGCTCATAATCCGCGATTTGTCTCGAAATACCTTAAAGGTTTTGTTTAAGCCGCTAATTGCGGCCTTAGCGCCTACAAAAGCGCTTCCGACAACTCCACCAACAACAATACCTTCAATAACATTCTTAAACCTTTCTTCTATTTCATTATTGTCCGTGCGCTCTGGGTCGTAAGATAGATATGAAAGCAATGCGCTGCTATCTTCTCCCTTGTGGTTCGTGAGCAAGTTAGACAGACGAGCCTCTTCCCCTTTAAAGGCAACAAAGTCCGCCATGGCTCCTGCCACGGTAAATTGAGCCGCCTTTCTAACGGAAGGTTTAGCCTTTCTTAGCTTTCTAAGAGTAGACAGCTTAACCGTTGTGGCTCCTTTAGAGGCAGAGCTAATAACACCTTTAGAAATTAACGAGCCTGACTTAGTGGCTAGCTTACCAGCCTGAGTAACTTTCCCGAGTTTACCGGCGACCCCCACAAAAGGAACAAACGCAGAAGCAAACTGAACAACACCCTCTCCAAGCATCCCGGGGATAGTCTTAGATTTACCAAAAAGACTGTTATCGCTTCTGTCCCAATCCCACAGACGGTCTCCAGTTACAAAATCCAACAGACCATACACGCCTTCTGCAAAGCCTTCTACGCCTCGGAACCCCATTAGAGCGGCGTCTACTATATAGTCAGACCCTTTTACTTTTTCGGATTCTTCGGCTTCGTTTAAAGCCTGTCCCGCTAAGCTTGCGCTATTTTCTAAAGGGACTTCTTGTGAAAAAGTCTCCTGTTCTTGTTCTGGGTTTTGCAAAGAGCTTTGACTCTGAGTCGCTTGCTCTACAGCGTTGCCTTTAGCTGTAGCTTGTTCAACTATAGAAGGAATGTTAAAATTAGGCATGAGTATATTAAGTATAAATTAGTTAGAGAACGCTTCGTAATAAGGGTGCTTGTATTGCTCTTCAAGCAAGCGTTGAGGGGACGAATACCCATAGGCTTCTGCTATAGATACCCATTGTTTAGCGCTAATTCCTGTGACGCTAATGACGTTTTTTAAGCTTCGGTCTTTTTCAGGTAGCCCGGTTATAACTGGCTTATTAGCTTCAAAATGATTGCTTTCAAGCGTTACGGGTTTTCTGGTTTCCTGCCAAGTTCGGGTGTCCTTAATGTCTCTGTCAGAATGCTTAGAGTCTTCTTGGTTGAAAAAATAATCAGCGTCATAAGCCACAAACGGCCTATCTTTTAGTGCGTCATTAGATTCAAGTGTTTCTCTGGTTTTTACCAAATCCGCTAACACAGACGGCTCTACTGAAAGAGCGTTTGCATCGCGAACTTCTTGTTGAAACAGACCAAGCATAAAATTATAATGTTCGGCAAATTTCTCGGTCCTACCGAAAAAAGGAACAGAAGCAGAAGCTTTGTCCGCATATTCAGTTAGAGCTGCCCTAAAGGAACCCCCGGGTTTCGCAAAGACATCTACACGGGCTTTTGCGGAAGCTTCCACTTCAGCCCATACATTGAGATACACACTTCTTTCTCTTTTTCCCAGCCCCGGACCGGTGTCGCTGTCTTTAGTAAATTTAGCGGTTTTCAATGCTATAGTAGCGTCAGGTATATTTATGGAGCCCAGCTCGTCCTCAGTCTTCCAGACTCTTTTAGTAAGCCTACGCCCAGCTACGTCAGTCCCCGCGTCTACTTCTTTTGTAAAACGCCTTAATCGCGTAGGAAAGCTGCTGTCTTCGCTGAAGTCTTTTGGCATAAAATTAAAAATACCATTAAGCAGTCCTCCAAACCCGCCCATGCTTTCGCTTCTCTTTTTAGCTTCTTCTTGGGTTTCTTTTAACCCTTGAGTATACGGGTATACCGGCATCTCTTTTCTAGGGATGTCTGTATAAGATAGAGTTTTCTGTGCTTCTTTTGTAAGCTGCTCGGCTCCAGATTCTTCGATTTCTGCCTCTTTTTGCTGGCCTATAAAGTGTCTTCTTATCTTTTCTTTAAACTCTGTGTTTATATCTATAAGGGCTTGCCGTAGTTCTTGGGGATAATCAGCAGATAAAGGAGTATCTGGTATAACATTTTCTATGTCTTTTTCGTATTCTACGACTAACACCGACAACCCCTCTTGTAGTGTTCCCTTTTCATCAGATATCGCTCGCGTGGTAATTGCGTTCCACCCTTCTCCTCCACGCCCTTCCTCTAAGGCCTTTCTAGCGCTTTCTCTGCCTTCAAAATCTTCTTCGTGCGCATACCCGTTTACTATTTCAAACAAAACAGAGGGGTCTGATTGCTTTGTAAACCACGATTGCTCTTCTAGCATTTCTATTCTTACCTGCCTTCTTTTTCCCTTAAGAGACATCAATGTATCCGCAAGCGTTCCGTAGGCTTCTAACCGCTCCTCTTCCGGTAAGCTTCGCAACTCTTCTTCTAAATCGGGGAACTGCTCTACTACATAATCTAAAAACGCCTCTTCTGTAGCTTGAACTTCTTCTGGTGTGTTGCCAGTAGCGTCTACATCTAGCGTTCCGGGCACTTGGTGTTCTGTAAGCGCGGCAGCAACAGTCAATAAGGCGTTATCGTTGGGTTGTCTTGCTACAAGACTTCTAGCGGATTTTTCCTGCTCTTTGTTAAAAGCGGTTTGCCTTCTTTCTTTTAGAACCATTTTTCGCTCTTTTGCCCTTTCTATAGCGTCTTCTAGGTTCGTTACATAAGTTAGAAAGTTGGTGTGGTCTTTAAAAAGCACCCCATCGACTCGTAAAGTTTCCCCTAATTCTTGTAGAGTTAACGCAAACCTCTTTCCCTCCTTTTCGTCAGCAGACGCTGCTTTTATAAGTCCTCCTTTGTTCATAGCCGCCGGGTTACCCCCGATTATCCTAAGAATCGAGTCGCTCCGCATGGCTTGCAGTTCTTTAAACACCGCTGACTCTTCTATCGGAATTGAGACTGTTTCAGGTGGGTTTTTTACAAAATCCGCCACTTCCAGTGCTCGCCGGTAGGTGTATTCGTCATACAGGTTATCAAGGGAAATCTCCTCGTCGCTTAGTATCCTCGCTACCCGCTGTCTTTGAGAAGGGCTAAGAGAGTCTAAATACGCGTTCGTATTTTCTATAGTTGTGGCAGAAGAGTCTACTCCGCTATAAGCCACTGATTCTACTGAAGGGCCGGGTAAAGGCGCTGCCAATGTAGTCGGGCGCTTTAACAGCGCGTTTGCGGTTTGTTTATCTTGCTGCGCTTCTGACTCTTTTAAGAACGCAGCAACTAGCTCGGGCATAGCAACCGAGTTGAACTGAGAAACAGAACTCATAAAACCCTTACCCATTTCCGATTCAGGGTTTAACTGTTTGGATTCTAAGTATTCCGTTAAGAGCCCCTTTGCCGCTTCCTCGGCTTGCTCTCTTGTAAGGACTGTTGACAATCCCCCTTCGCTTAGCCCATCTTTAATTTCCTGCTCTCTTTTTTTAATAAACCCTACGTAATCGGGATACAGTCCTGCGCCCATTCGGCGCATTGCGCGTATCTCCCCTAAAGGGTGCTCATGCCGCGCAGCGGGGCCAACCGCGTTGTCCACTTTACGCTCGGCGTTCTTTATGCCGATTTGAAGTTCTTCCGCTTCTTGTCGAGCCTGTTCGCGATATAGTTTCTGGTTTTCTTCTCCCAAAGAACTCCACCAACTGTCCCACTCAGCGTCTTGGCGCTGTGTGTTTATTTCGTTGGTCTTAAGCTCTTGTTGCAAAATGCGTTCTGCTATTTGTTGGTTCTGTATGCCAGCTTGCGCAATTTGCTCCCCAACCTTTTGCCTAGAAATAGCCTCTCCCTCGATAGCCGCTTGAAGACCTTCTTGCTTAAGAGCTTCTTGCTCTTTTTGCATTTGGTAATTTGTGTATTCCGACAACAAACTACTAACCGACGACAAAGAAGCCGCCAGTTTGCCCATGTTTGTTTGAGCAGCTTTTAGAGTTTGTGGTGTTGCTGTTCTCCAGTCGCCCCCTCTATTTACAAAAGAGCGTAAAGAAACTTCGCGACGAAACGCGTCTGCTTGTTTTCTTTCTTCAGTTCGGAGAAGGTTTTTTAACGGGTCTGACATATTACCTTGGAGTGATTTGAATTCTTCTTGCGTCGTAAAGCGCCGCTCGGCTTCTTTCGGTGCCGGTCTGCGCTCTGAGTAAGTCTAAGTTTGCTCGCTGGTTTCTACTTCCAGCTTGAGTAAGGGATAGCTGCGCACGCGAGGTAGCTAGTTGCGAAGCATTAAGGCTCCTTTGCAGCCCCATAGACTCTCGCTGCATAGCGCGAGTTTGCCCGGCTTGGTATTGCCCCATCCCGGTTTGTGCAACATTAAGTAAAATTCCTAGAGGGTTAGGAGAATCAATGGGCTGGTTAATATTTAACATATTTTGTTGGTATTGAATACCGCCCCCTTCAAACGAAAGTAGGCTAGCTGTGTCGCTCATTTTTTCTTGGAGAACCAACATAGATTGGTATTCAGCGTTGGCTCTTGCAAAATCAGCCATAGACAACCCAACAGCCGAGCCTCCCACACCTCCTTCTTCGCCAGCCGTTGCGGTAGTAGCTATGGCTTCTTCAGCTTCTTTATGCCCCTTACCGGCTTCAACAGCTAAAGCCGCGTCTTCTTGCGCTTCCTTGTGCCGAGCGGTCGTCATGGCGTGTTGGTGCCTCTGAAGCTCAAACCTAGACGCTCGTTGCTGCGCCTGTGCTTGAGCTTTAGCTGCTTGGACTTGCGAGCCGTATTGGGCTGCGCCTCCGGCTATAGTCAGCCCTATCTGGGCCATTGTGAATGGGTCCGCGCACATTAGTGATTATCTGGTTATAGTGAATTTTCTGAAGAGTTCTCCGTCGATATTGAATGGCTCGCTGAATACAGCCCCGCACCATTCGAGCCACTTAAGGCAAACAAAGTTTTCTGCGTGTATATAGTTTGAGACGCTACCGTATAGCTCTACAAGCGCCCATACCCAATTACGACAATGACGAAGAAAGTGTCGTGAATATTGGTCAACCTGCGGTGAGCCTAGCATCCATATGTAAGCTTCGGGCGCACCCCCGGCTCCAAAGATAGCCATGACCTTGTTGTCTTTTGTCATAACTGTCAGAGACACATCGCTATTCTGGTAAGACCCATTTAGAGCGCTGTGAGGCGTGCTGTTAAAGCTTTTAATCTCAAGCTTATCCATCTCCCGTAAGTTCTGCTCAAGCTCGTCTATGTGAGCCTGTGTGGTCACACGGATGGTGTGTCCTTCCGGGGTGGTCTCTATAACATCAAGCATAGCGCCTAGAGCGTTGGTGAACGAACGACTCGAACTCTGCGCTTTGCAAGTTACATGGCCCAGCAGAATCGTTTTCAATAGTTATCACTGTGTCTTTTGGATTGGTAAACACAGGGAATCTAAACGCTCCTGACTCAAGAGGCATATTACCTTCTACTGTAGATTGGACCACGGTCGCATTGAAAGGCGCTGTGGTTGTGTCTCTGAGCTTTGGAGTTACCTTGACGTTGAAGTGGGAAGTGTTCTCAAAGAATACCGTGCCGTTCCTAATAAGCATACGACCGTTTGTTTGGCTCATCTTGTCTCCAGAGGACGCTTTGAATATCTGTTCTGAGAACGTGTATTTCATGGTGTAAGCAACACCCACATACACTGTGACACTTCCCGACAAACCACCCCCTACTACATTCTCGTTGAAGGTTAGCTTTGTCGTATTTCCTACAACAGTAGGTGACGCTAGGTTCTGCACAAGGAGACCGTCTTTAGTGTAGACCTGTAGAGTCTCATCCGGGCTAACCCTGTAAGGAATCGTAAACTCAGGCGTTGCAGCGTCTGCGTTAAAGGTCGCCTCAACTCTTCGGTCTAGGTGAGTGTTGTAGCCTTCAGGGTCTCTAAACTTATTCTCCAGAGGAATCTTAAGCAAATGGGTCTGGTTAATAGAGCCTGACTCGTATGACTGAACAATAAACAAATCAGAATCAACAAACCCAATACCACGAATACCACCCTTGCTAAGCGTAAACTTACTCCAAGCACTAAGCACCTTCTCGTTCCCGCTAAAGAAATACTTGTAGATGTAGATGTCCGTGCCGTCAGTCAAAGCCATCAGGTTCTCTGAGCTTGACCCTGTCATAGACACAACACCCTTCTTAGCTCCGCTTATAACCTTCTGTGGAATATACTGGGGAACGTGAGCGGTTATCTCGTTAGCGTCAAAGACATCTGTGTTTGAGTTCACAGTAAACTCACGAACTCCTACATGGGAGCCACGGGTAAACGGGAAGTATATGTATGAACCCAAAGCTATTGGGTCTACTGATTCTTCGTATTCGTATTCTGTAATTGGGTTTATCGCTACCGTCTTAGGAGTCAGAAGCTCACCACCACGCAATACAAACTGGCTAAAGTCCGAGAAGAGCACAAGGTTCTCTTGGAACGCAATAGCGGACCTGAGTTTAATAACCTTAGAAGAAGAAATCGTAACGTCTATAGGGTCGCTGTCTAAAAGAGAAGTGACCGAAGTCCTGTAGAAGTTGTATTTCTGCAAGTCTAGCTCTCCGTCATAACCACCAAACTTGACCTCTGTCATAGATACAGAAGCTCCTGTAAGAAACCCAAGGCGTCCTTTGAACTGGAACGCCCCGTCTATTGTGTGACCGATAAACGATGGGTCTGGGTTAGTGTCTTGGTCTCCGGCAGCCAGAATGTCCAGAGGCATATGGTTTAGCTCAAAGGTGTCAACCCCTGTGCTCTTTAGCATCAGGGGCATTGTAGTAACGTCTATGCGGTTCTCAATCTCGTCTCCGCTAGTTTCTTGCCATGTGCCTTCCCCAACTGTCCCTGCTGCGGTGGTGCTGTCTGAACCATTAACAAGGAATTGAAGATACCTATCGTCTTCAGCGGCGTCTGCATCGCCCCGGACCATCACCTTGTAGCGGTGTCTGCATATCGTCGGCAGGTCATTAAGGGTAGCTACGGTCCTATGCACAACTCCTATGCCTTCTCCAGCTAACGCATCGTCAGGGTAAATAGTAAAATCCCCGTCTCCATCGTAAATAATAACTCCCAGTTGTGGGCTTATTAAATCAGAGTCTTTAAACGAGCTGTTGCTACCTAAGCTATCCGCAATGCCTAATTTAATGGGTCTTGTGACTCTTTTGTTTGCGTCTAATCCAGAAGCATCAAAAACCTCTTCAGCCGTCTCAGAAAAAAGGCTTTCTAGTATTTTTGTAGACTCGGCATTTTCTGAAGTATTGTAATATCTCGTTGGAGGAGACCCTCCAGTGCCTCTTTGCGAAGAGCCTGAAAAGGTAAAATTAGAAAACTCTGTGCTGCCTTGGTTGACCCTAACTCCATATTTTTTATCAAAATCCCCTTGCTTAATAAAGATAAGGGCTTCGTTGTTTAACGGGCGGCTCTTAGTGGTTTCTTTGGCGACAGTCTTTTTGGTATTTAAGACATAGGTAACGTCCCCGGTTGTAAACAGCTTTAGGTCTTCTTTTGGTGAAACGGTGTTATCAGAAGCATAATGCCTTGCTTCTAAAAATAGGTCAGCGTTAGCTGAGTTAGTTAAAGTGTATTCTAGTGTGTTCTGGTCTGTTCCGGAGCCGCCACCATAAAGAAGAAAATCTCCATCTGCTTCTGGGACCTCAATGCGAAACCTCTTTTTCTCGCTAAGGGTTCCCACTTCGTGCAGGTCATATTCATTAGGGCCTTTGCCAGCCCCTCCAATAACCCTTACCTTGCCTAGCCTAGAAGTTTCAGTGTTAGCAACAGTAATAGGGGTAGGCTGAGTAAATGTCCCTGTGTATAATCTATTACTTAATGCGCCAGTCCCGGGGTCTCCTATAGGTTCTACGGAATCAACAACTCCAATATACCTTTCGTTGATTGTAGCTTGAACTCCGGTCGTAAGGTTGTAAGCGGAAACCGTTTTATGAGTAGAGCGAGAAGCGTTTTTAATAATAACAACATACCGTTCTGCATCGTCACGCTCGATAAAGTGCACAAGCGCGTTTTCATCCAGCGCCGCGTCCGCAAGTAGAGTCTTTATGTGCTCACAAGCTGGGCGCTTTTGCAAACCATCAACAACACTAGCAAGAGCATTTTCCTGCTCTTCGCATTGTCCTTGAAAGCGGACAGCGTCAGGTTGCTGAGAGACACCTTGGATAAGGTTACTTACAGAAGTGTTGATTAAAGGCATTATCGTATATTGTAATTTCTACGCACACCGATGCGCCGATACACATCGTGGTTGTCAAAGATGGTTCTGTCTGAAGACTGTGAGTCTAGCTCTTGGAGACGAGCGCGTGCTTGCATCTCATCGACCGCTATGAGCGCTTCAAGCTCACGACTACCAACAATCCTACCTTGGAACACTCTAGACGCTCTAAGCGTAATGTAACGCCGTGCTGGCTCCGTAAGGTCATCCCAGTCTAGCTGCGTGGTAAGGTCTACTTTGATTGTAGAGGTGAACGTGTAAGTCTTGTCCTTTCTATTATAAAGGTAGACTCCGCGTTGAACGACATCGTCGGTGGTTTTAACACCATCAACAAATAACGTATTGTCTGGAAGACGAAGCCTACCGTCTCCTTCAAGTGTCGGTTCGAAGTCGGTGATAGTATTGAAGTGCCACTCTTCGGTTTGCACTTCTTTAGCTACTTCACGTAGAACCGTAAGCGCGGTGCTTGCGGATATAGGAAGAGTCGCTGTATCAGCTAGTGAGTTTATAGGCGATTCACCAATATGCCCAAGCATTTGGTTTACGCTTTCAAGTTCTGTAGTGAGAGCCATAGTTTATCAGCAGCGCCACTTTCTTAAAGCCAGCGCCTTTCTTGTTGGTTTCCCGTTTTTCCTCATAGGTCCTTTTACTCCGCGCATACGGGCGCAGAAAGAACGCTTTCTAGCTGCACGCTTACCTTTAGGTTTACGCTCGGTCACAGGGGCTTTGAGGTTAGACCCTGTCTTACGATTATAATAATTACGCCCCTTCTGATTAAGACCACCAGTCTTAGACTTGTGCTCAACTCTGAGGTTCGCTCGCTTTTTTGCAGCCATAATAAAAAAAGGGGGCCTCCGCAGAATAAACTACGAAGACCCCCTCAAGGGTTAATTTGCGCTATTAATCAACAATCTTAATAGCAGCTTCTGGGCGAAGAACGCCGTGACCCATTGCATACTTAGCCAGCATAAGCGTAGCTTGTTTCTGCATTGAGTATTCGGATTCTACCGCGAGGTCCATCAGCTTGACGGTTCCGATGGCGGACGGGTGACCAGCAACAAACTTAACAGCGCTAAGGTTGCCGTTGTATCCGGTTCCACTACCACCAAACACATCGTTGTTGGAGTTGCCATCGTCTTGGTCAAGAGCTGCCTCGGCTGTGCCGCGCAGGTCTTCAAGATGATTACTTACGACGATTTTCAAACCATGAATCATGGGAAGAGAACCGGCAGCTACATTACCTCCGGGGCCAAAGTCGCGGTTAATAGCGACCGTATCAGCACCAAGCAAAGTGTAGTAATCTACTGGAGCAAGAAGCACAAAGCGACCTTCTTTAGGAATGTCGTTTTCGTCAAACTTCTGTGCAATCGCAGCAAACAACTCAACCAACTGAGCAGCCGTAGCGGTATAAGAACCGGTTACGGTATCAGTAGCATCAATGCTCGTCCCAGCGGGGGTAATGCCCGAGATGTTTGCAGCCGAAGAAGCGGCAGCAATGAGCGTCTTCATAGTAGCCAAATCAAAGCGCTTCGCTAACGCACGACCAAGTTCCGCTGAGTAAACAGAGCGGACTTCGTAGTGGTTTTGAAGCTCATCGATGTTGGCAATAGAAGTCGCCGAAACAAGCACCTTATCAATAGCGATAAGCTTTTCTTGGTGCTTGATAGGCGGCGCAAAAGTTGCTCCGTTGCCTTCTTCAAATACATCCTGACCGGGTGTATGGTATTTCGCAGTTGCTTTGCCCATAGTGGGGAACTGCGCCGACTTACCACTCGAAATAGTCCGAATGGTGTGAAGCTCTTTCATCACGTTTGCTTCTTCAAAGGTCGCTAGAACCTCGTTTGCAAACACTTTGAGAAAAAGAGCATCAGTATCGCCTGTGGCAAGTGCTTGCCCCAAGCGCGAATTATTTACAAGACCTTCATTAGCCATTGTTTAAATGTCCTTTCTTTTGAATTAAGGGTTAGTTTGAATTACGCTTTCAAGTCGTTCTTTTCATATTGTTCGCGCATAAGCGTTGTCCTTTCGGGCGCTCGGTTACTAAGCTATTACTTTCGACAGGAAATTATTTACACCCCTAGCGTATGCTTGCGCTAGGCGGTTGCGGGAGGTGGCGTGTTTGTTCCACTCCGAGTGATTAGAACCAAAGAATGGCTCACAAACCACGGCAGGGCACTTGGTTCTGACCAAGAATCCCCCACCCCGCGAAAATCTTTTAAGGGCTTTTATGCCTCTGTTTTTGCTGTTGTATTCGGCTACTACCTCCACTTGGAGGCACCCAGCAAGCTTCTTGCCGCTGGTTGAGTTGTGGTAATAAAGCATCTCACAGCCTTCTGCTGTCGGAGACGCTGAGTTAAAGTGCAGCTCTAGAGCAAGGGTAACACCGTCATTGTGCATTCTGTCAGATAGCCAACGCATAGAGGAGCCATAGGAGCCTCCCTCGTAGGCGTCATACACAATAGAAGCAATACCCATATCGTAGAGGTGACGCTTCAGGAGCGCCCCTACGCGCACGTTGAATGCCCATTCTGACATACCACCAACACCCCACGCTCCTTGCTCTCCTGCTCTAGAATGACCGATGCAGATACCTACAACGTCACCGGGACTCAAGGTCGTTGACGTAGTGGAGGATTTCAGCGATTGTTTCTTTTTCTTCAAGAGAGAAAGAATGCTGCTCCAACTTTTGAATAAAGCCCGGAATTTCACTCTTCTTAATCGTCGTGCACCCAACGATTGATACGCTTATCATTATCGTCGTGACGGCGCTGCTTAACCTTTTTCTCATACTCGTCACGAACCGTGAAGAACAAGCTAGCCAGCTTAGGGAACTGAATCAATAAACTGACAACCAGTTTAATCATTTCTTCTTCTTCTTAGGGAACCCAGCCTTCATATTAGCGTAGCTTTTGTCGCTAACGGTGGAGTTCTTTTTTGACCGACTGATTTTAAGTTTCTTCCGGCGGTTTATGTTTCGATACAAGCTCATTTGCTCTTAGCCTTTCCGATGTTCAGGGCAAGCCAGCTAACAACTTTACTAGCACGCTCTACCCATTTGTTATCACTTTCGTTCGGAGTCATTGTGGCGACAAGACTAGCCAAAGTTACAACACCCGTAAGGATGCCAATAACTTCGGCTTTGTTCTCGTTAAGCCATGTAAGTGCTTCAGCCATTTTATTCTACGTTGATGTCCAGACTACCGGCGGGTTCTACGCTAATGCCGCCCCAAGGGGTAGACACAGCGCAGGAAACAAAGGCAACGCTAAGCGCTGCTACAACTAGGAGGATGATTTTACTTTTCATATATTTGATATCGCCAGTCGGCGTTCTACTTCGGCCCGGTAAGCTGGGTCGGTTTCGTATTTCTTTTTCCCACTGGCGTCTCTTTCAGCCATAGCGGATAAAACTTGAGCGCGGCTCTCAAACGGGTTGGAGCTGGCACCTTGGGTGCTTCCACGAAGCAGCGCTGGTCTGACACCATTAGCTTCTTCGTATTTACCCTTAAGCCAGTCTACAGCGAGCTTAGCTTGCTCTGTAGTGCCCCCTTCAAGGGCTTTGTTATAAGCGTCTAGTTGCGTTGGTGTTAGTTCTTCAGAGGCCCACTCTGCCATAGCGTTGTAGTTCTCTCGCCCGCCAACTTCCGATAAGATGCTGTCTTCTTCGGAGGTCTGCAAAGCGTCTTGCCCAGCGATAAACGAATCAACCAACTCACGACTAAGCCCTGCTTTAGCAAGGTTGTCGTATGTCATGTCGCTTAGCTCGCCGCTTTCAGCCCACTCGTCAGTTGCTGCTGAGATTGCCTCCGTTTGGCTCTCTCCGCTTGTGCTCTCATCTGGAGCTTCTGTAGGTGGGAGGTCTTCTGTTTCGCTAGGTTCCTTTTGTGAGCCCAGTTTGGACTCAAGATTGTTGTAGGCGTTTGCCAAGTCTTCAGCGGACTTGAACTTGTCAGGGAGCCACTCTGGGCGGTCCTCCTGTGCTTCGCTGTCTTCAATCTGAGATGCTTCTTCTTCAAGTGTGATTTGTGGCTCTGAAGGAGCCGGGTCGTTTATTTTGTATGTGTCTGCCATTGGATTACTCCTCTACTGGGGCTTCCTCTTGTTCAGGGGTAGCCATAGCATCTCGCGTAATGTTGCCCAGAGCTGCGGCCCCTTGCGGAGCTGCTTTCTCAGCCATAGACATCATTTGCGCTTGTTGCATTTCTTGTTGTATTTGTTCTTGTGTCTTAATGAGGCCTTGGGTCTTGATACCAAGACTTGTGGCTCTCCGCTTAAAGTATTCTTCGACGTTTACGTATTGACCAATAGCTTGTGGACCAACCACCTGTGCAGCCCCGGCAAGGAACAGGTCAAGTTTCTGTAGGTCATTGCCTCGACCCAGAGCTTCTATGCCCGTGATGATTACAGGCTTCACTAGGTCTTTAGGGAGCTTAGGAAGCATCTTCTTCTTGCTCATTACGTCCATGACGCGCATGACCATGGGGAGCTGTAGTTCGTTACTTAACAACGAATACAAACCACCTAAAGAAGACTCTAGCTCCATGGTGAGCATCCTAATCTCTTCTGCGGTGACACGCTCAGCGTTACGCACAACGCCCGAGGTAAGAAGAAAAGCGTGACCAAGGCGGTCTTTAATTGTGTTGATTGTTTCCGAAGCGATTCTGAAGTCGTTAAACTTATCAAGCTGTAGAACGGAAACGTCTGCTGCATTACCTTGAGTAATGGCCCCGTTAGGGCTTTCAGCCAGTGTCTTGGCTCTGGTGGTCCCGTTAGGGTTAACCAAAAAGAGAACCTTAGCCGCAGCCGCAGAGCCTTCTACAATCGCCTGTGTCAGCTTCTCAAGGCTAATAAGGTCCCCCATGTATTCCTCTACATATCCCCTTCCATAATCCTCTCCGTCAATCTTTGAGAACCGTAGTGGTAGATAGGGTAGGTTGTTTTTGGTGAACCTTCCTTCAGAGCCGGGGACAATGTTTCCTTTGATTTCTTGGTGAACAAACCAGTTGTCTCCTTCCAACTTAACACACGTAAACAGGTCGCAGTTCTTTTCCGCTGAGTCGCTCTCGTTGAAACCAGCAGCAGCCTTTAGTTCATCGCTAAGCGTGTTGTAGGAAAGTGTCTCCTTGGTTATGATTTTCAGTGGGTGACCCATGGGGTCTCTTTGAACAACAAACCTGTCCAAATGAAATACCCTCAACCCACCTTCCTCTGGAAGATACAAAAGAGAGTTACCAGAGACGATTAGGTGCTTAAGGGCTTCGTGGATACCTACCCGGTAAGACTGTCTGCTTACCTCTTCCATGACGGACTCCTCGACTCTTTGCAGAGCGGCTTCCATCTCAGTAATAATCTCATCCGTAGCGCCCTCTTGTCTAAGGACGTTCTCGTCAAAGTTTAACCTGAAGAACGGAGAGTTAGGCGCAAGGAGAGCCAGCAGAAGCTTAGAGGCAAGGTTGTTTACCCCTCTAGCACCAATACCTTGAAACGGCGTCTCAATTCTGGAGTGGGAGTTATGCCCGTCTTCTGGAATTAAGTAAGGAAGAGTAAGCTTAGAAGAGTCTCTAGCTCTGTCTAAGAACGGTCTTCTGACGCTCTCCAAGGAGATGTATTGGGCTTCTGCTGTAGCGTTCATTTATTATGGTAAGTCTTCCTGGGAGGTCCAATCGGCACCAGCAAGTTCTTCAAGGATTTCCTGATGGGAGAACGTAGCCATACCCGCAAATGGCTCTGGTGTCTCTCCGTCCCACTTGAGAATGGTCTTGGTGCCGTCTAGTGAGAGACGCAGAGTGTTCTTGGAGGATTCAATGGCGGCATCGATAAACGTATTACCGACCACCACTTGCTCCGTAGTCTCTTCTCCTTCTTCGTCGATGACTGTTTGCTCTTCGCTGATGTCTCCGGCGTTAATGTCTTCAAGGGTCATCACGACCCACTTTCTATTTTCGTAACTCATCTTGTTAATAAGGGGTATCTAGTTGTAGGTCTGAAGTTGTCATGTTGGTCATCACTGCTGCGCCTCCGATTTTGGTCAGGGTAAGACCAGAAAACTGGACGAACTTGTCGGCAGTCAGGTCATCAACATTAATAAAGCCAGACCCGCTAAACGCGAAATAATGAACCTTCAGTCCGCTTCCGGCAGAAAGATTAGTGTAGCTACTGCCATCGTAGTAACGAGGGAAAGCATCAGAATCGTCTGTAAGGAAATCAAACTGAAGTTTATATACGCATCCGGTTTCTAAATTGGAAGTGAGAGCTTCATTGCTGTTTAGGCTAACATATCCTCCTCTTGTGTCTCCTCCGGTGCTAGGTCTGTCAAACCTTGCGGCAGTGCCATTCGGAAAGGTTTCAACATTGCCTCCGTATGTTGTCCAAGTAGCTGCCTTATATAAGTCAGCGTCTGCCTTCACCAGCTCTGTCCCGATGTATTGCCCACGGATTTTCGTTACAGAAATATTGGTAATAGTTCCCGCAAAGTTCCCATTAGTAATGAAGGCAATTCTGTTATTGTGCCCTGAGTCTGTAACCGTGTGAAC